TCGTCCTCTTTTTCCCCAAAAATGACCGAGACGGTTCACATAGGCCCGATGACCCGCCATATTCAGGCAGGTTAGACGATTGCTAACTGAAGTTAAACAAGAGCTACGAGGGGCAACTCATCCACGGCTTAACACGCCCTGGCTCAATACAAAATCACGCATAGATGAAATAATTGCGCTAGCTGAATCTATCGGCCAGCCTTTACTGGAATGGCAAAAACTAATACTTACAGATATGTGCGCCGTTGACGATTCAAATATGTTTATAAAAAAGTCTGCCTTGTTTGTTTGCGCCCGACAGTCGGGTAAGTCTCATATGATGAGGATGAGGGTACTTGCAGGTTTATTTTGTTTTGGGGAGCGTAATATCCTAATAATGTCCTCCCAGCGGCAGATGGCCTCTAAGTCGTTAGAGATAATGGCAGGCATCATTGAGCGTACGCCACACTTATTAGCTCAGGTCAAAGGTGGCAATATAGACAAGGCTTATAAGCGCACTAATGGTAATGAGCGCATAATCCTAGAAAATGGGGCTGAGGTTAAGGTTGTAGCAGCTACTACTGACTCAGCGCGTGGACTTAGTGCAGATTGTGTTTGGGTAGATGAGCTACGCGAGTGCGGAGTAGAGGCCCTAGATGCCGTAAAGTCAACTACGCTTACACGTCCTAATAGCCAGCGCTTTTACACTAGCAACGCCGGCCATAAAGAGAGCCACGTACTAAATGAGATGCGCGAGCGCTCTCTTAGCAAGCCGCCTAAATCGGTTGGTTACTATGAGTACAGCGCTCCGGATAATTGTGACATATGGGATAGAGCTAACTGGGCTATGGCTAATCCATCTTTAGGCACTCTTATTACAGAGGATGCTATAGAGGAGATTATTGCTACCTCTACACACGCAGCGGTAATGACAGAGACGTTATGTAAGTGGATTGGCACCGATACAAGCCCCTGGACACCGGGAAGCTGGGAGGAGTGCGCTGATACCTCTCTCGTTATGGCTCCAGGTATGTACACAATGTTTGCTTTTGATATTGAGCCACACGCAGGCCGGCACGCATCACTTGTAGCTGGGGCCGTATTGCCCGATGGCCGTATTGGCCTTAGCCTTGTTAAAACGTGGGAATCTGACCGAGCTATTGACCAGTTAAAAATAGCAGCTGATATAAAGCAATACTGTGATGATTGGCTGCCTAAGCTTGTACTGTTTGACAAGTTTACAGGCCAGCATATTGCCGACAGGCTCCATAATGCCGGCGTTAAAGTAGAGGACTGCAGCGGGACTCAGTTTTATAATGCGTGTTCAATTTTCAAAGATGCAATAGATAACCGTAGGGTCGTTCACGGTGACCAGCCGGTACTTAACCTAGCTATGGACTCCGTAGCAGCTAAAAGCAACGATTCAGCCTGGAGAGTGGTGCGTAAAAAATCTAGTGGTTCTGTGGCATCTGTAATCGGTATGTGTATGCTGGCTTTGCATCTTGATAAGCCAATATCTCAGCCTAAGGTGTACATCTAGACACGCCGAAGGTTAAGTAAGCCTTTTGGCTGTGGATAACCTACAATTCGCCCTATGGGTATATTGCAGACTTTAGGAATATCTAAAAAAGATGTTACAGCCCAGTTAGCCCCTGCCGTTATGTCACAAAATTACGGCGTTGGTGTTTATAGCTATGGCGGTATGTATGCTAATGGCAACGGTGCGCCGTTTATGGATAGATTTACTGCATTACAAGTGCCGGCTGTTAATCGTTGCCGTAATTTAATTGCAGGCGTAATCTCTAGTATAGATTTAGAGTTATACAAAAAATCTACAGGCGTAAAGCTTGAATCTCCTGTTTGGTTAGACCAACCTGATATGCGCCAGCCACGTAGCGTAACTATTGCTTACACGGTAGATAGTTTGCTGTTTTACGGGGTTAGTTATTGGCGCGTAACCTCTTTGTATGCAGATGACGGGCGCCCTAGCGGTTTTGAGTGGGTGGCTAATACTCGCGTAACAGTTACAACAGATGAAACAGGCGAAACTGTAAAATATTACAGCGTTAATGGAGCCCGATGCCCTATGTCGGGTATTGGTTCACTTGTTACTTTTCAATCTTTGTTACCTGGAGTTTTAGAGACAGGCGCTCGCACAATACAAGCTGCTATAGATATTGAAAAAGCCGCAAGTGTTGCAGCCGCTACACCAATGGCAACTAGCGTAATTAAAAATAATGGTGCGGATTTACCTGAGGCACAAGTTACCGGGATATTAGCTGCTTGGAAGGCCGCAAGAAATAGCCGCTCAACTGCATTTTTAACTAGCACTTTAGATATACAAAATATTGGCTTTAGCCCTAAAGATATGATGTACAACGAGGCTAGCCAATATCTAGCTACACAAGTAGCGCGTTTAATGAACGTGCCGGCATATTATATTTCCGCTGATATGAACAATTCTCTTACGTACCAGAATATATTGGACGGTAGAAAAGAGTTTGTCGCATATTCTTTACAGCCATTTATTAGTGCTATTGAGAATCGCTTATCTATGGATGATATTACTGCACACGGCAACGTAGTCAGGTTTGCTCTAGATGAAACATTCTTACGCGCCGATACTGCAGCTCGTTTAGATGCAATAGAAAAGATGCTTAATCTAGGTTTAATAGATTTACAGCAAGCTCAAAGTATGGAACAACTAAGCCCAATGGGCCTTAATGGAAGGACTGGCACTAATGATATTAACGTTTAGTGGAGTAGTACAGGCTGTAGATAGTGGCGAGCGCCGCATTATCGCCGGCAAAATTGCGCCTTATGGCGAAGTCGGGAACACAAGTGCAGGCCGCGTTGTTTTTGCGCCGGGTTCAATTAGTGCAGAAAATCCTGACAAAATTAAACTTTTAATGTCTCACGATAATACAAAGCCTGTAGGGCGTATGAAAAGCATTAACAGCGCAAGCGATGGTTTATACGCAAGTTTTAAGATTAGCTCTAGCTCACGTGGTAATGATGCAATTTTGCTAGCCCAGGAAGCGTTAATGGATGGCCTATCCGTTGGTGTGGAAGTTACCGCATCAGAGCCAAAAGATAACTATCTCCTGGTCACCGCTGCTACCTTACGCGAGGTATCACTTGTAGAGAGCGCCGCATTTACTAGCGCTGCGGTGCAAACTATTGCTGCACAAGCTGGCGAAATGCCACTAGATGCTGCTATGTCAACAACTACTAAAGTTACAACAACTAACACAGTAACAAACTCAACAACAACCGAAACCGAAACCGAAACCGAAACAGAAAGCGAGGCCGCTGTGACTACAGCCCCCGAATCAAACGCACCTGAGGCACCAGTTGCCGCAGAGCAGGCTGCACCTACAGTAGAGGCAGCTCGTAAAATCATCCTACCAAGTGCATTAAACTCACAGAGAGTGCGCCACGATATTACATCTATGGGTGCATATACATCACGTAAAGTACAAGCAGCTCTAGGAGATGAAGAATCACGTCTTTTCGTTACTGCAGCCGATGATTTTTCTAGCGCCGGCTTGGGTTTTAACCCTACACAGTACCTACAGTCAATCGTATCTACACAGGGCAATTTTGGACGCCCAGCTATGGAGTGCGTAGACCGTCAAGCCGCCCCTGCAAGTGGATTAACAATCAATCGGCCTAAGTTTACAACTTACCCAACTACAACAGTAGAAGCAGAGGGTGGAGCAGTTTCAAATACCGATGCTGTTTCTGAATATCTTACTTGCACAATGCAAAAATATAGCGGTATGCAAACGCTAAGCATTGAGCTAACACAATATTCTGACCCTGGATTTATGGAAGCTGTTACTAATGAGTTAGTAAATAATTATCTCAAGGTCACAGATGCCGCCGTAGTGGCCGCTTTGACCGCCGGGGGTACTCAAGCTACAGCTGTAGCTGCAACAAGCGCCGGTATTATTAGCTACATTTCAACAGAGGCACCACTTGCTTACACAAGCTCAAGCTACTTTGCTAAGAATTACTTGGCAGGAAGCTCACAATGGAGTTTGCTACTTGGTGCTACAGATTCGACTGGGCGCCCAATTTATTCAGCGGGTAACCCAATGAATAATGGCGGAAACGCAGCTACTACAAGTGCTAAGGGGTCCGTACTTGGATTAGACCTCTATATTGACCGCAACGTTGTATCTACAACTATTGACGAATCAGCGTTTATTATCGCACCTGAAGCTATGACCGTATTTGAAAGCCCTCAAGCTTTTATGTCCGTTAATGTTGTAGCTAATTTACAGGTCCAAATTGCCGTATATGGAATGCTCGGCACGATGGTGAATATTGCCGGTGGTATCCGCCGCTTTAATTTAACATAATAAAAACCCACTAATAGTTTGGTAGGCCTCTTAGCCCTTTGAGGCTTACCAAACCTAAGTAAGATAGGAGTACACAAGTGCCAGCTACATATGTAACCGCCGCGACATTAAAAGCATCGTTGGGCGTTGGTACTTTGTACGATTCTTATACCTGGATAGAGGACACCTGCCAAGCCGCACAAGACTTAATAAATGGTTTTTTATGGTTTGATAACGCGCCCGTAGTAGGTACTGCGTTGGTGTCTAATGTCGCTACTGTTATGGTTGCCAACCCTGGCATCTTTACCACGGGCCAATCGGTAGTAGTGGCCGGGGCTGGTTCAACCTTTAACGGTACGTACACAATCACGGGCACAATACCTTTTAGCACAGGCACTAGCAATATCTTGCCTGCCTTTAATATGCAGCTCAACTACTGGCAATTCCCACAGGGCTATAGTTTTATCCAATATGCAAAGACAGCATCAGATCAAAACTTTAGGCGCGTGTTGCCGTACGGCACTATGACAGGTGATGATACAAAAACTGCTAGCTACGCCAATACCCCAGCCATAAACGCTGCAGCGCTAATGCTAGCTGAGAATATATGGACGTCTAGGTTCAGCACACAAAACGGCGGCACTAGCGTGGACGGCTACAGCCCTAGCCCGTTTAAGATGTCCAATACTTTAATGGCATCCGTGCGCGGACTTTTGGCCCCTTATTTATCGCCCGCGGCTATGGTGGGATAAA